ATGTACTCAATTTGTCGGTCTAAGTCTGATTTGTTATTGCCTGAGAAAGTTGATTGGGCTGTCTGGGAAGTCACGCTTACGTTACTCGTCTTTTTAATGTACTCCGCAAGCCTTTTTGAGGCCGCATCGTTCACAAACTTCTGATTCACTTTTCCTTCGCTCTGCAGGAGCGTTAAGTCGCGGATAATTTGATTGGTATTTAATTTATACCCTCCATTCCCGTCATCTTTCAACCATCTTTCTGCCAGCACAACATTGGCGTCAAAATTAGCGTCGGCAAATTGTTCAATTTGCGAAGCAACTGCAATTTTCTCTTCATCTGATACGGCATAAGATAGCGGTATTTCAACTTCCTCGTCTTTTACCGATACGCTAAAGCCATCAAAGGAAGAAAGTGCAGCAATCGCTGACTCCTTGAATTGGTTCATCAGGGCCGATTGAGCATCCAATTCCTCTTGGGTTGGCTCATAGCCTTGTTGTCCCGTTTCAAATTGTACGTCAGGGAGAACTAGCTCGTTTTTGAATTTCTCTAATTCGGGCTTGGCAAGTTTAGCCTCGATGAACATTTCTGTTTCAACGTCCTTTACTCTTGCCTCCCAATTAGAGAGTTTTTCTTGATATTCTTCATCTGTCTCCAAGTCGCCTTGAGCGGGTCTTTGGGGAACAGAAAATTGCTTATTGAACTTATACTCAATTTCGTTAGGAGTTAAGTCCTTGTACTTTTGCTGCATATTGAGTTTGATAATCTCAGCAGCAGACCGCGTGTCTAACTCAGATATACTGGTAAGGCGATCGAATTTCTTTTTGTTCTCTAAGAAGCTGTAAAGGTCGTCTTCTTTACCTTCTTGCATTAGCTTAAAGAACTTTGCGCTTTGTTCGTTGGCAAATTCTATTTCTGCGGGGGAAGATGCGGTATCGCGAAGTTGACGAAGTTGCTCTATCTCTTCCCTCGCGGCATCGGCATTATCCCATCCAAATTGTCCTTTTAACCACTCGTCCGCGTCTACTATCTCTTCCTCGTATTCTTCTTGAGTGTCGGGGGAAGATGTGGTTTCGGGAGCTTGATTGTTTGTAAAATCCGGCGTAGCGCTCCAAGCGTTATCCGAAAATGGATTAAAGGACTGTTGCTGTACATTTTCTTGTGCAGCATTTTGTACGTTTTCTTGTACCTGTTCTTGGTTGTTGTTGTTTTCTGACATAAAGTCTATTTGGTTAATAATTAGCTAAGCGTTAAGCGGTAAATAGTCTTTGCGGCAAGACCAGAAAGTTCTTGAGATCTATTTTCCACGTCAAGCAATTTTTTCTCGCACGCAAATTCATATAAGTCGTAAGAGAAGTCTAATAACTCTTTAACCAGCTTTACAGAAGACTCGTGTCCTCCATATTTTGGAGTAGGGATGCGAACTAGGGCTCCAAGTCTTTTGCCGTCCATATAGCCCATCATCTTTTCTGGAATATCATCAGAGAAGTCTTCTAGACCCTCGTATAACTTACCAAGCGCGTCGTGTTCCCATCCGCCTTTAGTTTGCTGATGAAATTCGTGTGCGGCATCGTGAAAATAGAATAATCTATCGCGGATTTCTTCGGGTGTGAGGGAAGTCTTGGCTTTCACCTCTTCCCCTGACATTCTGATTTTAGCTGTTATTGCCATAATTACATTCCTTTTTTAGCTTCTTTAACTTCTTTTTTAGTTCTCTCTACCGTATTAGGTCCTGCATTAGACTTAAACGGATTTTTGAATTTTATATCAACGGGGCTTCTTAGCTTGATATTGATTTTTTTAGGAACCTGAACATCATAATCGTAATACTCGTTGGTCTTTTTGATTTCATATCTTCTATTGAACTCGTCTTGTGTTATGTTCCTCGTTCCTTTACCAAGATCGTCTGCAACCTCTTTGACAAATTCAGCATTTTCCGGGTTCTTTACATCGTGTTCCCATTTAACACGCATAACAACCTTACTGGGTTGTTTCTTTGGGTCCGGCTGCTTCTTTGGGTCTGGCTTTTGATTTTGCATTATGATTTCTTTTTTTTGGTTCGCAATTTTATTTTCTTTTCTTGCTTTAGCATTTCCTTGGTCGGCGCTTTACCGCTACCAACATTAGCGCGGATATTATCCCAAAGTCCTCTTTGAGAGTAACTTCCGTCCGCTCTTTTAATCATCTCTTTCATTTCTTACCAGTTAATACGTTTTTCTTAAATAAGGCACGCTTCTTAGCAAGTTCTCCAAGCTCACCGCTTTCGGCTGCCTTCATCTTAGAGGCAGGGATAGGCTCACCCTTCTTGGCCCCAAGTTGAGCGCGAAGCGCACCTGCCTTGAACTCAATAGGCTTTTGGCCTTTCTTTTTTACTTTGAGTTTTACCTTTTTCATCTTTAGCAAATTTTGTAAAGTCTTACAATGAGCTTATCCAAGGTGGCGCTTGTAGCCGTTCCGTCAATCCACAAAAATCTTGCGTATGATTGAAAACGGAAGATTGAAGCCGTCAATGTTGAGGTTGCTGTTGCGCCTGAAGCCAAGTTAACCCCTTGTAGGGCTAATGCGTTAGCCGAGGATACCGCACTACCGTCTGAAACGCCGTTGATAGCTCCTGAGTCGTTGGTATGCTTAAAGGCTACCTCTCCGCCTATTCCGACAAACTGGACAACCGCATAATCAAAGCCCCCTGTGTCTAATTTAACGAGAAAGGGTGTCCCTGACTCGGTTCCAGAGGTATACTCTTCTGTGGCATCAATTATTACTTGTACTGACATATTTTTATTTTTATGATGTTACTACTGTTATTGTTTCAAGAGCGCTTAAATATCCGTTGGCTCCAAATTCTTTATTGGGCTGAGCGGGTATAACCTTAAAAGAGTTTCCAAAGTAATCAACGCTTCCAATGTAGCCAAGGGTTACAAACGATCCGGCTTGGCAACGCATACCTACCTGAAATGAAGATAGATTGGCGGATTGTGCTGCGTTAAGTGTTACTTTGACGCTTTGACCTCTAAGGGCTTGAGACGCTTTTCTATTTGTTACTGTTACTGACATATTTTATTTTTTATTGTTGGGGAAGTTGTGGTTGTTGTTCTTGCATCATTTGCTCTTCGGCGGGCATTTCACCTTCTGGCATCATTTCCCCCGCACCCTGTTGTTGCTGCATTGCCGCTGCCATTTGCATTTTAGCAAGAACTTCTTCTTGTTTCTCTTGGGAAGATATGACAGAGGATAAAGCTACATTCTCCATTACGGCTTGGATTAGCGGCAAAATTTCTGGAGGAATTGGCTGGCCAGTTTCCATGTGCTTCAGGTAGGCTTGGGTCGCCATTTGAAGAACAGCGGTTTTATTTTGGGCATTGGCGGCCATCTCGGCACGTTTCATGTCCATAAGGCCTTCCTGCTCCTTTGTAGCCCTCTTTTCTTGCTCTGCTATTTGAGCGGCTTGGATTTGCCCTTGAATAGTAGCTTGTTGATTTTCTGCGGCTCTTGTCTGATTGTAAATAATCATCTTCTTTTGCGCTCTTCTAAACAAGGCCTCTGCTAATTTCACATCTTCCTTGGCTACACGCATTATTTGGAAGGGGTCAAGGAATAGTACTAGGTCGGGGGAAGATGCGAGTGCCTGATTAAGCATAGCCTCAAAACGGGCCAGCTCATACTGATCGGGCAGCATTTGTATTCTCGCATTAAAGATACGGGCAGCGATTTCGTCGCTATTGCTCTTAACAATATCACGATACACATTAGCCCCGTACATTACAGAAGTCTTAAGAAGCGATGCTACTTTCTTCGCGGTATCGGCCATACAATTAGTGTACGCCCAATAAAAGTAATCGGTAGCATTTTGGGCCACCTGCTCAGCGGTATTGATATTTGAAACAGCAACACGGGGCTGAATAGCGGCGGCTATGAGGTTCGGGTCTTCCCCCAACTCATCCTTCAAAATCTGGTAGTGCTTATCATATAATAAGATAAGACCTTGTAATTGGGCCAAGAACCCTGAATTGCTTAACTCCTGAATAGGCACAGGGATAGGATTTCCCTCCGCATCACGACCGCGATAGTAAATATCACCTGTTTGGTCGTAAAGTTTTTTAACGTCAATACCTTTATTCTGGTCTCCTAATCCAAAGTCAATATTTTGTAAGGCGTCCCAGTTTACAGCCGAACCAGTAGGTCTCATTTTTGCCACTAATTGCTGCATGCGAAGACGAGCAATAATCATCTGGTCTACTGGCTCTTGAATTTTTTCCGGGATGGCGAGGGAAGTCATGTCGTAGTTCTGCACCATATAAAAGCTGTACGAGAACTCGGCATTTCCAATTTCCTTCGGATCCTGCGGGCGTATCATATTTTTCTTTAGGCCCCACTCAAGAACGGTATTAGTAGGTCTGCAATACACCCCGCGGTATATATTCCATTTTGTATCCGACAAAAGCTTTTCGTTTTCAGCCGTTTTATCGGGTCTACCTTTCTTAACGATTGTAGACTTATTTTTCTTTGTTGTAACAACGGTGTAGTCATCGCTATCAACCGTCTTTAGCTCAAACTCAATTACGTCAATGTTCCACTCGTCATAAGGGCGAAGGAAGGTTACATTCCACTCGGTAAGCCAAGTGATATTGTCGTATAATTGGAACTCCTTAGAAAACTGAGCCATCTTCCATAACTCTTCTTCGCTAATCTTTCCACCAAACTCAACGCCATACTTTCTTCTGAGTTCGCTAATTTTATAGGTGCGAATTACACCGCGCCACGTCGTATCTCTAAAATCTGGATAGGAAGAGTAGGAATAAAAACAATTTTCAGGCTTCAGCCACTCAACGTGAATAACACCTTGGTCATCCATCCATGTATAGGTACCAACAAAACCTGTTTCAGCGCTGTCGTGCAGCATCTTTTCCTTTAATGTATCAAACCAGCCATTAGCAGCTAATACATCATTACAGGCAAGCTCGTAACCAATCTCTTCTGGCAAGCGCTGGAATTGAGATTGCCAAAGCTTGAGTTCTTCTTTGTCTTCGGGAAGTTCTTCTCCTTGTGGCAAGAGCGGAACACCCGACTCTTCTTGCAGGCGTTCCAGCATCGCTCTATTCTCAAGGATGAACTCTAGTTGTTCGTACTCTTCTTTCTTTTGCTTATTAGAAATACTATCGGTGGCAGTTACTTGTATTTTTTCGCTACGAGCCATCCATCTACCTACCAAGCCGGAGATAATACGATTAACAATGTTAATTGATTGCCAGTTGATATTAAGATAGTTGACCTTACCATTGAACTCAAGCAAGTCTTGAAACTTGCTCATCGGAATACGACCATTAGCGTAACCGCGATTAGTTCTCCAACGAGCATTGCGAACAAAGAAATAACTTGATATTCCACCCCTTATAGTAGAATCGATATATATAGCGAGTCGTTTTCCGTATTCCCAGTCTGACTTATCTTTGATAGTTAGCTTAGGGTCAAGCTGAAACGACTTTAAGGGTTGAGCAGAGAAATCCTGCATCTTTATATTTTTATCCGAAACAAATATAGTTAAATTATACGAAAAAATTTTTTTTTACTACCTTCCGGCGTTTGCGGTGCCGTAATTCGGATAAATTTTAATTAACGGTGTTTGGGGAGGTGCTGGCTTATAGATAGGCTCAAGCCCTGCAACGAGGGCAATCATAGCCGAAACGGATCGGTCGCTAGGTGTACGCTTTTGAGGATCGTAACTTTTTAAGTCCTCGATAAGTTCAAGCCAGTATATTTTTTCGCAATAGTGTTCAATATAGCTAATCATCGCATCATTCTGCTTAGTCATTGCAAAGTCTGTAATTGGGAAGCCGTAATGTCTTTCGGCAGCTTTTCGCTTATTGGGGTCAATCGCGTTCATTGGGAACTTTGCCAGATACCCTAATTTTCCCCTATTCTTAAAATAGGTGTAATAATCATCGGCCACAAATTCGTAATAGCATTGAAATCCCAAGTATTCGGCAGCCAGCATAACCTGATTGTGCAGGTCGTCCTTTTCTTGCGGTCTTCCGTAAAGGTGCGCGGTAAAGAGGCCCGTGTTTTCTGGGTCTCGAATATCGTATTTAAGGTATACCCACGCCGAAGCCTTTGAGCCGTACTTCTTACCGCCTTGTGAGTTTGAGTATCCGTCCACCCCTATCACTCCTATATCCGCCCTTCCGGGCTTTTTTATCCCTGTGTCCCAGTAGTGCTTGTTTGCATCGGTTGGTTTGAGGTCGCCTATAAATTCCCAACAAAAATTACTTTCCGAATCTGTGGCATCTCTCCAGCGGACTGTTTGAGTTACTTCATCTCTGAAAAATAATATCTTGCGCTTGTAGACGGGACTTTGCTTTAATTTTTCACTTTGCTCATTGAGTTTCACAACATTGAAAATACAATCGGCGTTTGCCGACATAAAGGCTTCTACCTCTGTGCAGGGGTTCATCCTTATCTCTTCCTCTAAGTCATCACCAGTTCTTCCCTCCCGCCTCTTTATTATATATGCCTTTGAGCCTAAGTCAATATCTTCTTCGCTAATCTCACTTATGGTATTTCCGTCTTCATCCTTTACTACCCACTTTTCTACTAAATAAGCTTTTTGTTCGGGTGTCGGGGAATTGATGACAGAGAACCCGTATTTATCAATAAAACCCTCGTAGCCGTCGTAGGCGGGGCTAAAATAACGGACAAGGCGGTTGATAGTCGGCGACTTCTTTCCGAGATCCGCGTTTTCCCACAACAACTTAAACTCAGAACCTCCCTTAGAAAGCTTATTAACGGTAGAGGGCATTTCAACAAACCCTACTCTTTTAACACCCTTTACCAGCGTCTTGGATATAATCGCAAACAACTGAGAGGCCTGCACCTCTTTTTCAAGTTTACCAAACTCATCCAGCAGTAGGCGGCTCATACGACCACGGTCATAGGCGTTTAATACAGGGGCCCGGTAGTTAATCTTTGACCTGTTGCCTTCATCTTCTTTTTGGGTGGCAGCCGTTCCTTCCCGGACATTAGAAACCTTTTGAGCAAAAACAAGCTCTGTTACACTATCTTCTCGGTTAATTTGTTTTGGCTTTAGAAAGGCTGGTAATTGCCTATACCCATAAGCGACCATCTCCGTAAATGTGGCCCGCCCGTCCTCGTTAGACTTAGACACCAGACCACAGTTAGAGTTCTTGTAAAATATTGCCTCGTAGACAAGATTTGACGTTGCTTGGGAAGACGCACCTTCGCGTCGTTTCTTTGATCTAATAACCCCAAGCGCCCAAGGTATATTCTCCCAATGTTCTAAGAATGTAAAATATCTCCTATCGGCATCTCGATATTCTGGCCTAGATCCGTCCTCAAGTGTCCACCATTGAAGATAAAAATAATACTTCTTGGTAATAAAATAGGGTTTGCCTAAAATGTAAACCCAGAGACCCTTTTTACATCTTTCAAGTTCTCTAATAGCGTATTCTTCCTGTTCTTCGGTAAGAACTAAGTCGCCCGTCTTAGTATACTCAATCTTTTCAAAATAGTCGGGCAGTTCTTCCCTAACCCACATTTGATCCTCTACTTTCTTGTCAAAGTTGAGTATTTTAGTATGCGGGGGAAGTTCTGGTAGCCGACATTGTGTACCGTATATTAACTCAGTTGTCATTAGACCCTGCCTTGGCCGCGATACGTCCTCGATTTGCGGTCGTGCTTGTTTCTACTTTTTTTAGCTTTTCCTCCCTTTGTCTTAAAGAAGACCACCTTGGTGCTGGTGCCGCTGGATTTTGACTTTGCCATAATTAATTTCTTTCTTCCGCGATGCGGTCTAAAAATGGTTTTTTAACTTCTTCTTTTTTGACGCCCGGAACGCTATCCCTGAGCGCTCTGATTGACTCACTTACCGCGTTACTCTTCTCAAGGATTTTGAAAATACGCTCAAAGCTCTTGTCTTTGGCATCGTCAATGTTTACATTCTTTAGGTTGACGCTATTTAATAGGTCAGCCATTTCGTTTGCCTTACGTTGAAGGCTGTAATAGAGTTTTTCTACTCCATTATTCTTATAACCTTCAAGCTCTTTTTCAAGCTCGGCTATTCGGTCTTCCAAGATTTTTTTAGCGGCATCAGTCATCGTTGATTGTTTTAGCGGTAGACGGAGATAATCCAATTAGTATCTCTCCCTTATTGTATCGCTCCGTTAAATCATCTCTCATTGCTATCACTTCTTCTCTTTCGTGGTCCTCGTCGGGGAAGTGGCGAAAGCGTATCAATCTATCTTCTTGTCCGTTAATTCCTTGAAAGATAATTTCATAATCGCAAGCCTTTAGGGTTTGCACTATATTTCCAGCCAACTCCCCTGTTGTAACGTACAATACATCAGGTATCAACTTAGGCTCAATACCCTGTATCATTCCTTCGTAGGGCTTGTATACACGAAGGCCAAACTCAAAGGTCTTAAGCGGCTTCCACGTTTCCCCATCCAGCCACGCGAAGCATTTTTCCATTGGTATTGAAAAATACTTAATATCACTTCCCTCGACTTCACCAGAAAGTCTGGTCCTGTCATTTATCTTGTATGTTTCGTGAGTAAAATTAGGGTGGATCAAGATTTGACTGCCAGACTTAATTCCTTCGCCGTCAATTACAGTCGCATTGACGGGCTTTGTTTCTCTTTGGTTTAGGTTGTTATAGTCCCTCTCTAATCTAATCTTTGTGCCATCCGAAAAGGTATGGCTATTCTTACTTTCTAAATCAACGCTAATAACAACTCTTCCCTCTACAGCGAGCATAGGCGTTTGTGTTTGTTTGTTATAAAGTTACTTCTTTTTTGTCGAAGTACGAACGATGGCGCGAAATATTGGCCCATCAATTCCTTTTTTACGAAGAAGCTCCTTCTGTTTTTCAGTTCCGGCAGACCGAACGATAGAGGCCATAACAGGGTTTTCAAGCCTCTTTTTTTCGGCCATATTCTTAATTAGCTTATCAGCAAGTTTGTCTACCTGTTGCTGAGATAGCTCCTTTTCAAATGCTTTATCTTTTTGCGGCATATTATTGCTTTTTTGCCTTGGCGGCACGCATCAAGGGGCTTTCATAAAACTTCTCCTTTTGAAGGGCCTTCACGAGATCGTCTTCTCTTTTCTTGTCCGCAGCGGTAGGTCTATCTACGCTCATTTGAACTTTTGTAACCTTTACTACTGGCTTTGGAGATGCCTTAGCAGGAGCTTTTTTCTTGCCGTAAAAATCTTCTTTTTGCAAGGCGTTGATTAGGTCTTGCTCTCTTTTTTTGTCAGCCGCGGTAGGCCTGTCCTTTGGTAATTGTTGTGGCATTTTATTTTTTATTTTTATTGCGTTCAGAAATATTTTTAGCTTTTGCTTTTGCGTCAGCCTTAGAAGATGCGCCCCACGCTCTTAGAGAAAGAAGCAGGCGGGTTGGTTTTCCGTCTTTATATTCGGGTCCGGGCATACCGCCCATACGAGCAAGGAAACTAGCTCTGCGAGGGTTGTCTCCAGACTTAACAGGAGCCTTTAAGGTTCCGCCTGTTTCAGCCTTGTAGGAAGCGCGGCCTTTTTCGTTTAAGCCACCCGATTTTGCCTTCCCTTCTGAGCGAGACCAAGCGGCTGTTTTAAATCTAAGCTTTGGCATGAAGATACCTTTTACCAAAAATACTACAATTATTCCAAATTTTTAAGTTCAGATTTTACACGGGCAAAGTCGGCGTCTGGATCCTTGGAGTGCCAGAAAAAGAAGGCTCCGAGTATTTCATCTTTTGAGTTTCTAAGGGTAGGGTGCCAGCTTGGAAAGGCAAGAAAGGACCAGTAGCCCGGCTGAGCTTTCTCCAGCTTTTCAGGTGTCCACTCCGACTTGTGGGTGTCCGGGTCATTATTATTAGGGTCTAAGGTCATACAGAACTCTCCTAAAGGCGTGAACCATATATTTTTAGACGCCACCTTAGAGGTAAGTTCCACGAATTCCCAAGCATCCTTATCTCTAAAATGTTCTATAGAGTCGGTACTAATGGATATATCCCATTTACGCCCAAACGATTTTTTTAGAAATTCAATAACATCGTCTGCTATCATTTCCCCTCCACCCACAAGATCTCTATATACGGCGTCAACGTGGGTTTTTTGCTTAAAAGCTATTTGGCCTGTTTGCGGGGCTGATCCGCAACAAAGGTCTATTAGGGTTTTATCCTCGGTTGGGCCACAGATTGCTTTTAGGACTTGAACTTGCAGGGCTGAGTCGCCGTTTTGCTTATAGGTTGTTATTCTCATTTTGGATTATTTTATCTATTGCTTCTAAAACTTCTTTTGTGGTGTATTTTGCGCAAGGGGGAAGTTGTGGGTCAATGTAACACTCGCTACTTTCCACCCCGATTTGTTCGTGCCAGCAGTGGGGCTTTTCGCAAACAACTTTTGTCAGGACAACTTTATTAGAAAGGTCGGCGTGGACAATCTCTGGGTTGGTATTGCCAAAAAACAGGATTGACGGCACATTAAAGGCAGACGCAACGTGGCTTACCCCACTATCTATTCCGATAAAGAAGTCGGCACTTCCCACCGCATAACACAAAAAATTCTCGTTCATTGTGTTAAGATAGATAGCGTTCTTGATAAGAGGCACATTCCGTTTACCAACTTGAAATACCGAATAGCCCCTTGCTTGGATATTGGCTACCACATTTTCCCAGTCCACCCCAAAAACATTCCTTCCAGATTGTCTTATGCCCTCAAGGTGTATGATGCAATATTTAGGAAATAATTTGGTGTATTGACTTAGTTGGAAACCTACCGATAATTTAGGGTTTCTCATTTCCCCGTCCTTGATGCCGCAAAACTGATAGTAACTAAGCAACCTGTTCTGTTTAGGCAACGCCTCGTAAGCCATATCAAGGTTATAGTGTTCGGCTCCGGGAATAAGCCTTGCGTCTATTTTGCTTATGTGGTGTACGGGGAAGTAATGGCTCACAAAAAGCATATAGAATTGCTCAGGTGTATCAATAACCACCCGATAGCCTTTTTTGTGAAAGTAATGCAATACGGGTTCAACCAAAATAACATCACCCATCGCCGCACTTCGCTTGATAATGACCGTCTTTTGAAAGGGTTTATGAAACTTGCCGTGAAACCCGAATGTGTCGTAAATAGGTGTGCGAAGTTCGTAGGCGAACTTATCAGCAATGTCCTCAGAAGGAAATTTAATCGAGTACTTTTTTATTAAATAATCTCGGTATAGGCGACCTATTGCTTGATCTTCGGGATCCGAAGCAAAAATAAAATCATCTGCAGCCAATATATCTTGAAGCTTTTTGGACCTGATAGAAAAACCGCCATTACCCACATTTTTCCCGTCAGAGTAAAGCCACGGAGCGCCAATGTAGTCGTAATCCAAAAATTCTGGCAGCCAAGACTTCCCGTTCAGTATATACCCATCGTGCTGTATTAACAATACAAATTCTGTATCAAAATACTTGATTAGCTTCTTTATTATAAACTCTGAGTACTCTTCCTTAGAGCTTATCTTAGGTATAATTACAGACTCAATACCCTCAAAATAAAACTGCCTATCGGACAAAAACTTGACCGCCGCAAAATCACACTCAGCCATACTTTTTCGTATAGCCGCCAATGCTTCTGCGTGTCTTGAACAGTCAACACAGATAAGGGTTACGCTATTTAGACTTGTTCGCACTCCACGTTTTTTTAAGTCTGCGGTATACTTTTCTCATCATCTCTGGGGAAGACGCGGTTATCGACTTTGCAATTCTTTTAAGCTGTTTAGCTCTTACTTTTCTCATTGTTTCCAGTTTATAGGTATTTGAACATCATATCCTTTCCCGTGCATCGGGTTTCCGTACAAGCGAATATCATCTGAATTATAGTGCTTGACTAAGCCGCCCTCAAGTCTAATCAGCCAAATAGTGTTTACGTCAATGCCGTAGTCAATAATCAAAATAGCCTCCCCTTCTCCGTGAGGAGTGTGGACTGGTAGGGGTGTCTTAAATTCGTGTATCATTTTACAACCTTTTTACTTTCCAAGTAGGCGGCAAATAGCATCGCATAATTAGCCAGATCAACAAGGGTGTCTTTCACACTTTCATCCTTTACCGCAAGTTCCCCCCGCTTAACAAAAGAACCTATGCGAGCCATCTTATCCGTCATTCTGGTTATGAAGCCTGTTTCTGTTTCAATGCCAAACATTTCTACCGCCCTGAAGTTGGAAAAGGGGTCTTCCACCTCTTTTGCTCCCGTGTAGTCTTTGTTCTTGTTTTGCATAATCTTAGTGCAAGTTCCAAAAAACTCGCCAGCAAAACGCAGTAATTCTTCTCTATTCATTTTTTAGTAGTTTATGAAAGTAAAAATCTAAGCTTCCTTGGTGGTAAAAGTCGTATGCAAAGTTGCCTGATGGGACAACATTTGGCATCATTGGAAATATCTCTAAGATACGCGGAGCCTTGACCGCCTCGGCTACCTGAAAGCAAAAACTTTGGTTGCCCATAAAGAACTTGCAGCCCGCAATTAGGGTAGCTAATTGATAAAAGTCGTATACCTCAAGATGCTCAATATCAAGGTTCCATGTGGAACAAAACAGGTCGCGTTCTTCCTTTAATCCAGCAAAGACAATTCGATCTTGATATTCCTTTAAGAAGAAGTAGTTAATCAAGTGGTTTCGGTATCGCTGGGTAAAGTTGATGATTATTTTGTCGTTTTTGTTCGGGGAAATCGTGAGCCACGGAATAGACAGGTCCGATGCCATTTGAGGGAAAACGTAATTGAACCAGCGATTTAGGCTACCCCTCGGCTGATTAGTATAGCGCTCCATTCTGATAAGGTCGAAATCGACATCCGCCTCTTCCCCCGCATACACGACATAATCCTCTACATACTCTTGGGAGATTATCAAGGGGTATAGCATTTCATACATATACCTATTCATACAAACAGGCTCGTCATATTTGTTTTTGTAGGGGTGTATACTTGTATCCGTTCCCGCCCCCGGCATATCAAGGCGCTGATAAATAACACCCTTCTTCCCCGTATCCTCCCACATCTTCTTTACCCCTGCCAGAAAACTAATTAGGTCGCCCGCCGGAGAAGATGTTTTATATTTTAAGACATTTGTCATATCTTTGTTAGGATATTTCGCAAGCGTTTGCGAAGAGTTTTCTTCACAGCTTAAATTGTTAAAAAATGGCTAATCTTTTCTTGGTGCAAGTCTATGGTATAGACGCGCCCGGTGGACAGACTGACATTGCGGCTGCTGGTGGACAAGCTAACTTGTTTGCCTCTCAAAGCCCAATTCACGTTTACCCCACTACCGAAGTTCGTGGTCAAGCCCAAGTACAATGTAACGCTGTCATCGAAGTCCTTCCTCAAGGTTTGAACCAAATCTCTACGAAGTTCTTTACTGACAGAACCGTTGCTCAAGTACAGACTTTGGCTAACGCCTAATTGAGTTTTACTCATTGAAGAAGCCGACCCCTAAAAAGGTCGGTTTTTTTATTGGTTAAACTTAGCGTTTAATTCAGCCAGCTCTTCTTGTTTTTTTGCGAGGGAAGTGCTGATAGCGTCTTTTAGGATTTTAAGCAATACAACTTGCTCAGAAACATCTAATTGGGAAATTTGTTCCGCCAACTGATCTGCGTTGATTTTCTTTTTCCTTGCCATTAGTCAATGTATTTGTTTGTTATAAAATAAGATACCAACTGGGTTGTGTTTTTGCAATTAAACTTAGCCCTCAAAAGCTGGAGCCTGTAAGCAAATGTGTTCTTGTTAAGGCCCAACTTTTCAGCCACACCCTTAGCCTTCTCCCCAGTCGCGAGTAGGCGAACCCAAGAAATCTCTTCCTCGGTAGGCGTGGGAGGGTTAAATGCGTTTTCTTGTTTGTCCATACGGCAAAGATATGTATAAAAATAATTACAAAAAAATTTAATTAAAATTTGGATATATGAATATTGTCTATAAATTTGTGTAGAATTTATTTGGTTGATAAAAGTAAAATAATAATAATAATTTGGTCGGGTTATGGGTATTGAACAAATTAGGAAATTAAAGGCTGAGGCAGGACTTCCCAAAGCGCCTAAGAAATACACTATCCCAAAAAAATCTGCCAAAAAACTAAAGCAAGAAAAAGAAGAGAGAAAGGAGCGTGCGGGGGAAGACACAGAACTGGTTAAGTTCTACAAGAACTGCCAAAAGCAAATGAGTGGCAATTGTGCGGAGTGTGGAAAGCCGACCACGACAAAAGTCTATGAATTGGCCATTCACTCTATTTGCCACTTACTTGCTAAAAGAAAAACAGTAGCCCCAAGTGTGGCTACAAATGAAAACAACTGGATTGAGCTGTGTCCAGATTGTCACTACAAATTTGATAATAGTGCGTGGGAAGATATAGCGAAGTGGGGTTGTTTCCCAGAAGTTCGTGATCGCTTGATTATGGTTTATCCAGAATTAGCCGATGATGAGCGTCGTCACTTCCCCGACATCATCTTAAATTATATGCAAAATGAAAACTGAAGACTACATATTTTTAGTGCTATTACTTTTCTGCATTTGGATTATTGTAAAAGCAATAAAGCATACATTCTTAAATAACGATTAAATACTACCCATTATGGAAAATCCAAAAAAAAGAGGGCGAAAGCCACTTGGAGACGAAAAATTAATTCTCGTTTCCGTTTACTTAAAGAAAGAAGAAAAACAGAAAATCGTTGAAAAATACGGTTCTGTTACCAACGCTGTAAGAGAGGAAATTTTGCCTAAACTTGTTAAAGAGGCAAATATATGACTCGCAAAAAAATTGTCTGGGTTAACGGATGCTTTGACATTATCCACCCCGGACACTTTGAGCTACTGCGTTATGCCGCCACACTTGGTCAACTCCACGTTGGCATCGACTCAGACCTAAGAGTAAGCAAGTCTAAAGGCCCAAGCCGACCTATCTTTGATGAAGGGTTTCGGGCTGATATGCTAACCTGCTTTTCTTTTATTAAAAAAGTTTACATCTTTGAGACAGACTGGGACTTACGATTAACGATGAAAAAGCTTAAGCCCGACTTTATGGTGATAGGCGATGAATATAAGGACCGCACTATTATTGGGGCTGAAAGCGTCAAGCGGATTGTCTTTTTCCCAAAGTCACTTCATTCAACGACCGAAATAATTAACAAGATTAAAAATGGATAAACAGCCAATCTGTACCGAGTGCTGCCACGTTCCCAAAGGTTGGGGTGGAGAGACGGTTATAGTTAATAACGAACTTTATTGCGGCAAAATACTTGTCTTCAATAGCGGGTGCCAATTTAGTATGCACTATCATATTATTAAGCAAGAGACTTGGTACGTCAACAAAGGTGAGTTTGAATTTTCTTGGATTGACACCGAAAAGGGTGAAAAGCACACGAAGATACTTTACGAGCAAGACGTTGTAACAATACCTATCGGTATGCCTCACCAACTAAAGGCTCTTCAGGACGGCGAAATCTTTGAGATATCAACCCAACACTTTGACTCAGACAGCTACCGAGTATGGAAAGGAAACTAAAAGATATAACCATTAGGGAGCATATTGCTATTGAGGTTTTATCTATGCTAATTGCTTCGAGTAACGCTGAGACAATAGAAGACGTTTGCAAAGAGGCGGTAGAGATTGCTGATACGCTATTAAAAACACTAAACAATGAAAATACTGGTAGACATCGACGGAACAATTTGCGAGAGCGCTGAGAGAAAATATGACAAAGCGTCGCCACTTCCCGATAACATAGAAAAAATAAACAAGCTCTATGAAGAGGGTAACACAATAATCTACTACACAGCTAGAGGAAGAAGTAGTGGCATAGATTATACGGAATTAACCGTAGAACAGTTGAATGACTGGGGGTGTAAATATCACGGGGTAATAATGAACCATAAGCTTGCTTATGACCTACTAATTTGTGACAAAACTAAAAGAATAGAAGAGCTATGAACTTCTTGGTCATTGGAGAAAAATGTAAGGATGTTTTTGTGTACGGGGAAGTTACAAGGCTCAGCCCAGAAGCCCCTGTGCCAATATTTAAGCCGCTAAAAACGGTTGAAAATGGAGGTATGGCGCAAAACGTATACAACAACTTGTTTTCTCTTATTGAGAAAAAGGCATCTATTGTGGGCCACTTCTCTAGCAGCGACATTAAGAAGACAAGATATGTGGAAGAAAAATCAAATCATTATTTAATTCGTATTGACGAAAACGATACAGCTCAGCCAATAGAATTTACAAGCTACCTCCTGAAGCTTATTAAAAGTGCAGACTGCATATTAGTTTCTGATTACGATAAGGGGTTTTTATCAAAGTCGGATTTGTGTAAAATTTGCCAAGAGAAAAAAGATGATTGCATCGCTTTTCTTGACTCAAAAAAGGATCTCAATAGTGGCATACTTGATTACTATGATTTTATCAAGCTTAATGAAACGGAATACGAGCTTAACAAACCAATAGCAATGCTATATAAGGAAAAAGTTATCATTACTCGAGGTGGAAATGGTGCGCGCTATGACAATCAAGACTTCCCCGGCATAAAGAAAATAACAAGCGATGTATCAGGAGCAGGAGACACATTCTTAGCTGCATTAGCCTTCTATTATATGGAAAAGAAGGATATAAGATATGCTATACAAAAGGCTAATCAGGAGGCTTCAGAAGTGGTATCAGAAAGGGGTGTTTCGGTGATCTAAAAATTTTTTTTGGAAGTTTGGGAAGATGTGATGTATATTCGTGCCGCTAAGTTCAATTTTGATGAAATTAATAAAACATATTTTCAAAAATACTGGCTTGTCCCGTAGCGGGTCCATCCCTTCATCGGAATTGACTTAGCAACCGTTATGGGCAAGCCAACCTTAATTTACAACATTATAAATTTGTGATTTATGCCTAAGGAAACATTTTACTTTAGTCACGATTATAATGCCAGAAATGACGAAAAAATACTTGAACTAAGGGCTGAATTTGGGCCAGAAGGATATGGTATTTTTTGGATGATTGTCGAAACTATGGCAGAAAACGAGAACTGTGGAATTAAAGCATCACTATTAGGGGGGCTATCGCTTGGCTTTGGGGTGGCTAAAAATAAATTAAACGATATTATAAATAAATGTGTTGAATTAAAACTACTTTACGAAAGTGATGGTTACTTCTTCAGTAACAGGCTTTTATCTCATAAATTACACAGGCAAAAACTATCCGAAAGTGGCAAAAAAGGGGCTGATTTAAGATGGGGTGGCGATAAGGGTGGCTATGGCACCCCTTATGCAAAGGAAAGGAAAGAAAAGGAAAATAAAGAAAAAGAAAAGAAAAATAAAAAAAAGAAAAGTGCCGTTTTTTTGGATTTGGAATTAGGTCGAGCATACTTCACATCCGACGGCACAGTTTTTCAGGAGCTCGGCGTAGAGCAGAAAAAACTTTTAGCTGAAAACAAATTACACTATTACGAAATTATTGAGGGAGAGATTTATTAAAAAATTTTTGAATGTATTTTGACCAACTCACAAAACTCGGCATCAGACTTCGCAAACGCAGCGGACAAGAAAAAACAACCTGCCCGCAATGCTCAGCGGGTCGGAAGAAAAAAACAGACCCTTGCTTGTCGGTGAACATTTCGCAGGGCGACTACAACTGCCACAACTGCGGTTGGATGGGAAACGTAAGATCGTTTGTTCCCAAGAGCACATTGAAAAAATTTGAAAGACCAAGTCAGGATATGCTCAAGAGCATCGAGCTGAATGACAGGGTAAAAAAATATTTTGATGGTCGGGGAATTAGCGAAACAACGCTTAAAAAGTTTTTCATTCACGGCAAGGAAGAGTGGATGCCTCAGACACAGCAGAAGGAACGCTGCATCGTCTTCCCCTACATCCGAAACAACGAAATTGTCAATGCGAAATACCGGGACGGAAAGAAAAATTTCAAGCTCATCAAGGATGCTGAATTGATTTTTTTCGGAATGCAATCGCTTGAGGGCCGCAGGTGTGCCATCATCGTCGAAGGTGAAATCGATGCGCTTTCGGCATACGAAGCTGGATTTGGTCAGGACTACGATGCGGTTTGCAACGAGGACGGGGAAATCGTCGAACACGAACTCGGTCGATTTGCGGTAATCTCGGTTCCGAACGGAGCGGTTTCTGGAAACAACCGACTTGAGTACCTCGACAACAGTTCGGACTATTTAAGCACTATTGAAGAATTTGTAATTGCGACCGACAACGACCTGCCGGGTCAGGCGCTTCGGGACGAGCTAATCCGCCGACTTGGCGTGGAAAAGTGCCGAACTGTCAGATGGGAAATCCTACAATCGCACCAGACGCACGGAAACGGCCCAAATTTCGCACCAAAAGACTTTAATGAGGTATTGTGCCACTTTGGAAAAGAGGCCCTTAAATCGCTTGTATTGAGTTCGCAGGAAATTCCAGTTGACGGGATTTTTTATGTTGAAGACATATTTTCTTCGATGTTGGAAAACTTTAAGAAGGGTGTTCAGGTCGCTCCGCCAACCAATTTTGGCGAAATGGACAACTTTTTTAGATGGAAAAAAGGGGATATAAATTTATGTACTGGATATGCAAATGCGGGTAAGTCAACCTTTATGCTACAATTAATGCTTACAAAGAGTATATGGGATGGCTGGAAGTGGGCGATATTTAGTCCAGAGAATTATCCTGCAAATGATTTTTATGACGACTTAGTTGAAATGTATACTGGCAAGTGGACCTCTAATTTAACTGAAGAAGAATATACGGAGGCTTGTAAGTTTATTGGTAATCACATTTTCTTTGTCTATCCAGAAAACGAACACGATATTGAGTCTGTACACGATAAGTTTCGTTATTTGATTTTGAAAAAGGGATTAGATGGTGTTATGATTGATCCATTTAATCAATTAGACTCAATGCAGAAATCTTATCAAAGAGAAGACCAGTATTTGTCGAGTATATTAAAGGATATAAAAAGATTTGCGCTTCTTAATGGCATTTGTTACAATATTATTGCTCACCCTAAAAGCCCGAGCTATCGAGAAGACAAGTCTCTTCCTGTTGCTGATATGTATGATTTAGCTGGCGGAGCAATGTGGGGTAATAAGGTTGACCAAATAATATCTTACTATCGACCCAGATTTCACGAAGATAAAAACAGTTGTGAGGTTGAGATATATATACAGAAGGTTAAAAGAAAAAGAACTGGAGGTCAACTTGGCCACTTCGATTTATATTTAGATTGGAAAACTAAAAGGTTTATTGACCCGATTACAAGAAAAGTTTTTTGTGATAAATATGAAGCAGAGAGGTCCAAGTCTTCCCACAACCCAGATAATATAACACAGGCTGAAATATCTAATCAATGGCTTCCGTATAGAGATGAATCTGGAAGTGAAATATCTTTTTAATAATGGCAATAGTAAGAAACGTACAAAATAATACATACTACCGATACTTAGGTGAAAATAAATACAGAAATCTAATTACTGGTGTTGAGGGGGAAGTCGCGGAAGAGCAAGCAAGAAGAGTGTTTAAGATAAGTGCGGAGATGACCTACCTCTGCGAGAACTTCCCTCACATAGAAGAACTTATTAACCGATTAAAATTAAAAAAAGATGAAGACACCACTAACTCAGGCTCTTGAGTGGATAGAAGAGCGTTATCAAATAGGTTTACCTAAGCAGGTAGAAAAAGAATTTTTAGAAAAAGAAAAGCAGGCTATCTTAGACGCTTGGGATGACGGTCACGCAGTAGGGGACTTATCAATAATCATAACCGACTCAGGAGAATATTATAACAACACATACTCAAACGATACTGGCTCTCGATAACCAGTAATTTTATGTCAGGATTAGTAAAAGGTGGAGGAAGCTACATTTACCTCAATATCAAAGAGGGTAAGCTTGTTCACAAAAACAAACAAGGTGAAGTAGAAACTTACGATGGTGTAGGGGGAAGAATTGACAAAGTGGAATTTGTAAAGGACGAGTACGATGGAAAGCCATACGAAAAGGCAAACATCTACATTAGCCACGTTGACCAGAACTTTATTTTGCAAATGCGAATAGATAGCGGCTATTTCAGAAACTTTTGTAATGCGCTTAAGAGCGGCAACCCAAAAGGGGAAGTGTTTATCAAGCCCGCATACTCTAAAGAAAACGGAAAGACGACCGCAACCTGTTTTGTTTCCCAGAACGGCAAATACTTAAAGCACGCTCACACAAAAGATAATCCGGGAGATCTTCCCCAGCTAGAAAAAGTAACCTTTAAGGGTGAAACCAAGTACTACAATGCGAAACAATTAGAGTACTGGAAAAACTGGCTGGGCAATGCTGTCGGGGAAGAAGTGGCGCAGCCTGTAAAAGATGTAAGCAAAGAAGAAACAGATTTACCCTTTTAATTATGATAGGATCAGTATACTTATTTGACTTTGACGGCGCATTACTCAAGTTTGCTCAGTACGAGTCCGCCAACCACCGTAGCAGAATTATTGATGGCTGGAAAAAGATGGTGGGTAAGAAATTTGAGAGAATGTATCTTCAGATAGCGCCCGGGCTTAGCTCGCGGGCAAAACCAAAAATTTAGGGCAGGATATTCTCCTGCCCTTTTGCCGTCTTACGAAACCAAGGACCAACCCGATGAATAATAATTAAAACGGCAACTACTTGCCTTTACGAAACTCCAATCCTACAAAGACTTTGGTGCTGTCTTTGATTACCTTTCCGTCAACGTATTGCTTCTGGATGGTTACGCAGGATGTTAGGGAAGCTGCGATAAGGGCGACAATGACAATCTTTTTCATACCTGCAAAGTTACTCCATAATCAGAATATAATGGCAGGTCTTCTCCCCCGTCTTGTAAAGATGCTTGACGCCCGGAAGGGGTTGATTTTTTTTAATTCTTTTTACGATAGCTTGTCTGGTAAGCCCCAGCATTTTAGCGTAGCTGGTAACGGACATTATTTGTTCTTTCATACCGCAAATATAGGGAATAGTTTACAATTAACAATATTCACCACTTCCCCCTACCCTATAAGATAGAGAGAATAAAGAGAGCAAAAGGGTATCAGTACCGGCGTATCTTCCCGCGACCCTATACCCCCACCCCCCCTATATATAACAAGGCAAAGCGAGACCCCCAACCAGCCCCGCGACTTCCCGCAACACATCGGACCAACAAGGGCAACAACCCCACCCCGCCCGCCACCCTCAGCACTTGCGCAACCACACCAACAAGGCAAAGCAAAAAAACAAGGCCACCCAGTCAAGGCAACCCGCAACCCCAAAAACCCAAACCCCACGCACCGCGTGGGGTACCCCTACAAGAGCGTACCCGCCGCCAAAAACCCCCGCTATAGAAATAGCAGGGGGTAAACAAACAAACAATGAAAACGCAAGGCATAAAGATACTTTAATGATCGGCAGGACTTCCCCGAACTTTTTCTAAAAAAAATTTGGAATGGTCTTAGAAAGGGTTTATATTTGCTTTTTCATAAGCAGTTTGGCCCCGCCTGTATTTCTATACTGGGCGGTTTTATTAAAAAAACAAACAACAATGACACAAACAACTCTTGACCTCTTAAATGAGGCAGAACCTATCTTTCTTAAGATAGCCGAATTTGAGGCCTCTCCAGACTCCCTTGAGACCGTCCTTGAATTATTAGACAAGTACGAGCCGCCCGCGTCGTGGGTGCTAGAACTTCCCTCACAACTTAAAAACGGCACCTACAAGACATTGCCTCTGGATCTAATGGAGGCCGCTGCAAGGCGTATATTTGGCTATGAGAGCGGTATCGCCCAAATATCAAGCCCAATCATCATCCAAGATAAAACGGGCAAATTTAGCGTCTCTGTGACCGCAGAATACTCATTGGGTTATTCCTACGGCCAACACGTCGCTCACGGCATCGCTTCTGTGACTTCCCCGAACATTCAGGGCTTAGAACTAGCCACCCCAAAGGCCTCGTCAATGGCTGTCAAGAACGCTCTAAAGCAATTAGGCGGCTTCTTTGGTAAATACCTTAACCGAGTAGAAGAGGAAGTGTCAGAAGTTCCCGCTGCACCCAGCATCCAAGAAGAAATAGACTCTATCCCGGATTCTATTAGGAAAGTACAAACACTAGAGGATCTAAAGACTTACCAAAAGATTGCTTATAGTAAGAGTATTAGTCACGAAGTACAAACGCTTTATGAGCAAAAACTAAGAGAACTTAAAGGTAAGTAATTATAAACCAACCTATTACAACTACGAAAACTATCGTACAATGAACTGGAACGAAACTAAAATTAGGTGTTCTTGCTTAGGCAAAATTATGACACCCGGTAAGGGAACTATATTAACGGACAAACAAGCTGATGAGCTGGAGCGACTATCATCACTTCCCCGCACAGAAAAACAAGAAGCCACTTATCAAAGACTACTAGAGAAGAAGAACGCTCCCCCAGAACTATCCGATACTGCTAAGTCTTACCTTAGAGAAGTCTACCTCTTTAACAAATACGGCAAAGAAACCGCTGGTGGATCAGAGAGAAGCAAGTACACCATCAAGGGCGTATCGGTAGAGGGTGATAGCATCAAGCTTTTAATGCGTCTGGACGGCCAAAAGTACCTTAAAAACGAGGACTTTTTCCAAAACGACTTCATAATGGGCACCCCAGACATTGTGGTTCGTGACGAAGCCGGAAATGCCACCAAAATCATCGATATTAAGTCATCGTGGGACGGAGCAAGCCTACTGGCCAACCTAGGCCAACCCCTCAACTCCAATTATTTCTACCAAGTGCAGGGTTATATGGCCCTGACAGGGGCTACCGAGGCCGAAATAGCCTATTGCTTGGTATCGATGCCCGATGAAATCATTAACAGCGAGAAAAAGCGCATTTATTACCTAATGAACCCCGCAACAGAGGACAATGCGGACTATAAAAAGGCAGTAGAGCGCCTCGAAAACAATATGACGTTCGGTGATATTCCCGAAACGGAGCGCATTATCAAGTTTAAGGTACCAAGAGACGAGCAAGTGATTGAAAATATGTACCAAAAGGTACAACAATGTCGCCAATGGCTCGCTGAATTTGAAGAAATGCACACCAAAATCAACATAATTTGACTTATTTGCACCTTATAGGATGCAAAATGTGCTATTTTTGGTACTTATATGACACAAAATAAGATAGTTTTACGCATAACGCCCCAGACCCACATTAGAGCCACCCAAAATGATAGCATATTTTTTAGAATACCAAGAGAAAAGCTGCGTCCAGCCGGACTGAAAAGACTTCTTAGATTAGAAAGATACAATCAGTACAAGATTGATCTATTGGCCGAAGCCAAGGTTAAAAACTTTGAGCTACCACCATCAGGACTTTCCGTAACATTCTACATACCCGTTCCGCAGAGCTGGTCGCAAAAAAAGAAAACCGCGCACCACGGACTTCTCCATCAATCAAAGCCGGATATTGACAACTTGACCAAAGCTTTCTTAGACTCACTTGTAGCGGAGGATAAATTCATTGCCAATCTAACACTTACCAAGAGGTGGGTTGACTTTCCCGAAGGGTGGATTGAATGCAATTATGCAGAGGTCGAAATGCAAGAGAAGTTAGAGACCGTTCCTCTCAAGTAATATTTTTTTTGCTGCGCGACTACGAAAGTTTTCGTAATACCTATGCCGCGCAAGGGGATAAATCGACGTTTGTGAGTATTATTATACTCA